CCTTCTTGGCCTCCGTACCGGAGTCTCCAAGAATACTTTCCAAAGTACGTCCTGCGTCAACTTCCTTAGGGCGATTAGCCAAAGCGATCAAACGACGATCTGCTGCTTCAAGTCCTGACCGAAGGGCCTCCGCAGCAGCGGCAGCCACCACCTCAGCCCGACGCACATCCGATGCCTTAAACAGTTCAACTCCAAACTTGTCGAACCCACGGTTAAATGCAACCTTGAGGTCTGCACCAAGGGAGGTTGCCTCAGGGATCAGAGTGCCCAGGTCGAACAATTCAAACTGAATGTCACTGTCGAACACATTGAACAGGAAGTTAAGCCCCTCTACGAGACCATTCAGCCCCTTTTCAAGAGTCTGGAAAAACAAACGCTGGATTTCCGCACCGAGATTCTGGAAGAACTTAGGGAATTCGTTGAAAACAGTCTTGATCACCTCCACCACTCCGGCAAGGTTTGCCACCAGTCGAGTAAACCCGAGGGCTGCCCGCGTGGCAATAGTGTCTACGATCTCTCCAAAATTTTCAAATTCGCCACCCATGCTGTTAATGGCACTAAGGAGGGTGGTCCCGATAGTGTTCTCCATAGCTGTGAACGTGTCGGCCAGAGTTACCGTACCATCTTCTGTCAGCTTAATCTCGTTCTGGAAGGCGGCGAACCCGGCAACCAACAACGTCAGGGTCGTGAGGATCGCAACGAACGGAAGCCTCAGCATCGCAAGACCCAGCATCGTGAGCCTGCTCGTGAGTGTAGCCGTCGAGAACGCCGCCGCTGCGGTGCCAACAACGAACCGTGCAAGACTAACAGTCGTTCCAATGATAGCCGCACCGAAAGAAAGAATCTTAGACGCAGCAAAGACGGTGATCAAAATCTTGAATGAGGTGACCACCTTATCCGCGTTCAACGCCACCGTCCGAAGAACCTCGGCCATACCCCTAAAGAACTGGTTCAAGAATTCTTCACCGCCGAGGTCAGCGAACGCAATCAGAAGATTCTGAAGGGCCGACCGCACGAGTCGAAGCGCACCACCGAGACCCGATTCCATAGTTTCAGCAGTCACCCTAGCAATGCCGTCAATATCATTCAGCCTATCCCTAAACTGACCCGACTTATCAATGGTCCGAAGCAACTGCGCTGCAATAAAGCCACCACGCTTACCGAACAGAGCCGAGGCGACGGATGCGCCGATACCCTCCTTAGCGAGCCGCTTCAGAGAATTTTCGAGACCGACTACAGAGGGACGAACCTCATCGAATTCAATACCCAGAGCATTCAGAACCTTTGCCAGGGTGCCCGTAGGCGATTCGAGATCGGTGATGACACGACGAAGACCGGTACCAGCCAGGGATGCCTGGATACCCGCGTCACCCAAGACAGCCATGAAGGAAGCCGCATCCTTGAGACTGATACCAAGCTGCGAGGCAATAGGGGCGAACAGCTTCAGACCATCAGCGAGCTGCTGAACAGTGGTGTTCGCGTTGTTGGCGGTAAACACGAGAGTGTCCATGATCTCGGGCATTTCAGCCACCGACAAGCCAAACGAAGTCATGAGATTGGATGCAATATCAGCCGCGTTACCGAGTTCGAGCTGGGCAGCAGCAGCGAGATCAAGGGTAGCCGGGATGGCCGCGATGACCTCATTTACGTCGAAACCAGCGCGTGCCAGGAATGCCATACCTTCAGCAGCCTCACTCGCCGTAAACCGAGTGGTAGCACCAAGCCCCTTGGCTACCTCCCGCATCCTCACGAACTCCGCAGCCGTCGCACTCGTAACAGCCTTCACGACGAGCATCGCATCGGAGAACTCAATGAGGCTCATCGTCATCGTAGCGAACACACGGACAGCAGCGACGGCAACCAGGGCAGCACGCATGAACGCCAAAGTCTTCCGCACCTGGGAAGCCTGGGTACCGATGCGCTTAACGTTCGCCGCCGCCCTCTTGGTGCCGCGCGTTCGAACTTCAAGGATGAAAGTTTCGGTGCCCATCTACTTGGTATCCAGTACCTTACCCGACCTCACCTGGAGAATTGCTCGTCCAGTCTGAAACCCCAGAGCTACCATAGCGCCAGCACTCTGAGGGGAGCTGCCCGCGTTGAGCGCGCCGATGTAGTGGACGTTGTTGGTGATGAAGATGCTGTTATGCTTATTCACGTTGAACCGCCTGATCACCTGCCGCTGCTGAGCCTTGGCCGCCGAGGCGTTAGCCCCTTCACCAATACCCAACTTGATGCCGGGAGCGTAAGGGGGGATGATCCCCGAAGCGGGTACAGAGAGGGTAGCACGCCAGTTGGAACGGGCCAATCCGGTGTCCACCGCCGTGGTATCAACGACAGTGGCCCCGATGCCCTCGGCAATGTCCTGGACCAATCGAGAGATACCCCGCGCGATATTGCCGCCCAACTTGTTCATGCGGTTAGGCAATGCGCTGAACGGAAACGTCCCTGCCATTACTTGCTCCTCATTCCCTTCGGCTTGGTGAAACTCTTGGTCTTACCAATCTTGCCCTTGGACTTCTTCGCCTGCTTGTCCATATACACAGAGTCGAGACCACGAACCATCATTACGAGGCGTTCGAAATCGTCACCCCAGATGTGGTTACGAGAGCCCCAGGCATGGACGGAAGACCAAGGGATTGGCCCGATACCCATGCCGATGTCCCGATCACTGGACAAGTCCTGGAACGCCTTCCAGTACAGCTCAAGGCCCGACCTGAGTTCGGGCTTGTTCTTGAACTTATCAGGCAAGGGCATCCTCAGCCTGCGTGCCTGCTCAATGATCTGGGCTTCCTTCGGTCCCTGCTCAATCTGGTAGAGCAGGACCGCCGTCAGTTTCCCACGTCGTCCTGGATGTCCTCGATGCGATAGTTGGCCGCCGCACCGGCAGCATCCCTCAGCTCGATGAACAGATCGGGCAGGGCAACCAGCGTTTCGTAGGCTACCTTGGGGGTGTAGGCCACGGTCTTACCGGCCTTGTTCGTGAAGCCCTTCCAGTCCAGGATGATCGTCTCCGCGAATGCCTGCTTCATGAGGTCCGTGGCGAGTTCCACGTCCACGTTCTCGCCCTCGAAGGCTCCACCGCGCTTACGGTGCTCGCGGGTCTTCTCCTCCATGGCCTTGGTGAAGGACATATTCGCGCCACCGGCACGCGCCAGCTTCACCTTGATCTTCTTGTTGACCTTGTGCCAGAATCCTTCCGTCTCCTTGGTGAGATCGGTTTCGTACAGGTCCCAGATGCTCATCTCGTCGAACTTCTTCTGATCTGTCATTTGTCATCTCCTCGGTTTGGGGGTTGGGATGCGGAACGCTTGTGACGTTCAGCTCAAGCTGAGCGGATTTCAGTGTCTCGACATGGCAAGAGTGCCATGGACCTGACCTTGTATGCGCTCCGCTGGGCGCGTTATTTGGCCGTGGCTTATGCGCGCCACCACAGCAGGGTATATGGGGGGAGGGAGGGGGCCGAAGCCCCCATCTCAACTAGCTTACGTCGGCTGCGTTAGGCAGGTGATCCCAGAACATCCAGAGCAGGGTGTGGTTGAACACACGGTCTGCACCGGCAGGGATATCCAGCGGCAGCGTGATGCTTTCGTCCTGCTCGACGCTGAGGCGACCGTCGCCCAGGGTGATCAGAGGTACGTCGATCAGGGTACCGGACTTCGCACCCGTGGAGCCCTTCACCATGGCCACGTCGAGCGTGATGTCGTCGTTGTTGCGAATGGAGGACACTGCGGTAACATCCGCGAAGTACGCCTCCATGGAGCCCTCGACGTTGAACTGACCGGCGGTAACGTCGAACGCACCGAGGACAGAGATCGCCTTGTTCGGGCTCAGATTGTTGTTGATGTTGATCGAGAACTCGGTCAAGAACGCGAACAACGCGGTCGGGTTGGAACCGAGGGTGCGGTCGAGCACCGACAGCTTGAGACGAGAGATGTCGTTCGAGGTATTGTAGGCGTCTCCCGACACCAGCGTCGGACGAGAACCGGACTTGAGGGGAGTCGGCCCGTCGATGGTGCTCACGTCGATTGCGATACCCGCGAGGTCCACGGTAATCTTGTCAGCCGTCGCGTAGTTGATGGTCAGCTCGTTGGCCACCCAACCCTCCAGGTACTCGGCCTGGATTTCGGAAGGCAGTGCGTCATCCGGCGTACCGAGCAGGCGCTCCAACTGATAGGTGCGGCGAACCTGAAGCGTAGGATCGGCCTCATTCTTGAGCACCCGACCGAAGAAGACCCGAACCGTCTCGGCAGTCGAAGCCTCGGTCACCAGAAGGCCAGCGGACTTGTCGATCTCCAGCGTCGTGGCGGTGATGCTGTTGATCCGCATGAAGCCATTGTTGGCTGCGGCCAAGAACTGGTCACCGGAAGCACCGGAGACATCGCCGCCGACGAAAATCCACTCGCCGGGGATCAAACCCATGGTGGTCCAGTCGGCTGCGCTCACCACCAGGGTGGGCAGTGCGGGCAGGGACGGAACCGTCATATCGAGATCGCCAGCAGCGAACTCGAAGCCAACCGTGGTCATGGTTGCCGCCACGTTAATGGAGCCATCCAAGGTCAAGGTCTGGGAGATGGTGATCAGGTTGTTGGTCACAGCGGACACGTCGAAGACACCGTTGTTGGCCGAGTCATCGTGACCGGTCATCTGAATGATGTCGCCCACCTGCCACACGAGGCCATCGCCGTAGGTCAGAGTCAGGGTGAGCGCGTCATCACCAGCGAAACCGGTGTTAACACCCGTGGTGGCGGCACCCGCACTCGTGTCGGCTTCGGTGCGACCCTCATTGGTGCGGTCGTTGTCATCGGTGATAGTAGCCGGGTTCACGAGGTCCACGGTGTCCACCACACCGGCAGTCTCGCCGGAGACGCGGAAGCGAGCCAGAACCGTGCCAACGGCGTCGGTCACTTCAACGATGTCGTCCACTGCGTAACCGGTACCAGCGGCCACGACCACTGCGGAGACCGCCACACGGCTGTCCACGGTGATGGTATCGGAGCCGTTGATGTCGGTGATCAGGTAGTCTTCGAACTCACCAGTCAGGCCGATGCGGCGGGGCTGGCGGTCTGCGCCAACGTCGTTCTTCCTACGGAGGTCAGCGAACATGAACCCCTGGAGGATGTCCTGGATGTTCTCCTGCGTGAGATCGTTCTGGAGGCCACCCGTGGCATCGAGGTCCACGAGGACACCCTTCTGACGCTGGCGGCCTGCGTTAATGGGGTTCCGTGCCACCGTGGTGAACTCACCACCGAAGTCGTCGTAGCTGTTAGGCTCAAGAGCGAGCCAAGGGTTGTTGACATTGGCGACACCAATGCTCGTCTCCTCCTGATACCGGAGGCCCGTTACATTGCTGTCCACCTTCTGAACGGCTACCATGGTTCCTGTTCTCCCTCTACTCTACCCTGCGATGGGCGTGTGTTCTATCCGAGTATATTCAGCGAATACCTGGGTGTCAAGCCGGTCCCCTACCTCACTTCAGCCTGTCGTAGACAAATTCTGCGGTGACATTGGTGTGGTACCAGGGTCCATCCTCACCAATTTCCTCGGCGTTTGCGTTGCGGAACTCGATCCGGTCCAGGCCCGTCTTCTCGCCTTCGAAAGCATCCAGGGCCAAATCGACCAGAACATCCGCTCCCGTCAAGCCGTCCCCAGATACTTCGAAAACCTGAACCGTGACGATCCCAAAACGGCGGAAACGCACGCCATTCCCACCCTGGGATACCGGAGCACCGATGGTCACCTGGGGCGAGATGTTATGCTTGATGGTGATCCTTGCGTAAGGGGCATCGGCAGGCAAGTCCCTGGCCTTGTCATCGTACAAGAGCAAGGGGATAGGGGGCGTCCCGGCATTCCACTTGTCGGTGAAGTGCTGGAGAATTTCGTCCCTGGCTTCTGCGCGCGATGCAATGGGCATGATTTACTGCCTTACATGGAGATCAAAAAGGATACGAGTATCGCCGGGCTCAATCAGTTCCGCCTTCATGATCTTCCAGCGGGTCCCACCGTCCAGGATGTGGTCGTAGTCCTCGATCTTGAGGTTGGCCGCACCACCGCCTTCATCAGTCACCGACTTGGCCGCGATCAGGACCCGCTTGTCACCCCGGCGCACCAGGGTTCCATCGAAATCCTCCTTCTCGAACTCGATGAACACCCCCTTCACCACCACAGTAATCTCAGCAGCTTCAGTGCTTCCGCGCCACGGCTTTGCTGGGTCAGTAGGGTTGTCCTGATCCCGGCGCACAAGAGAGATGGTCCGACCGTTAGCCTCGATCAGGCGCTCCGCAAGGTTCCGAAAGGACACATAATCGACCATTTTCTACACCTTCGTTCAGTCTGTGAGGACTATACCATTGATGCCAGTTCAGGCTCATAAAAGTCCAAGTGCAAATTAACTGGCTGAACCGCTCCCGAGATATTCGTCAGCCTAAACAGGTATACCGAGTTCTTCTGGAACATCCATTCATTAGTAAGTCCAGATGCGCCACCAATGGAGAAGGTTCGTCCCGTACCACCGATGATCAGATGTTCATCAAGCAATGCTCCGTCAGCAGTAATCGTCGGTCCCTCGAAAATCCTGAGCTTATGTGTGAAAGAACTGATTCGATTCCTGTTGGTAGCGAAACCCTCAGTGCCGTCAGCCGAGGTCGTAGTGTCCTCGAAAACGAAAAAACGCGCATCACCACCGGCCACACCGGAAGGACGCATGTGTACTCCATTTACACCCGTCCTGAGCAAACAATTCATAGACGCGTTATCAGCGAGAGCCAGATTGGTGAGGCCAATGCTGAAATATACTCCCTGATGAATCCTAGCGTGAGTGGTGTCTACCTGAATGAGACCATGGGAGACCGAATCACAGGTGATGGGTTCGTCGAGCTGTCCAAAGAGGCGAACATGTCGCGCCAGAATTCCGCCGATAGTGAGGTCCTGAGTCCTGCCCTTCTCCGTCATAGGATTAATTCCTACACCTTCGTGAGGTCCTGCACGATCAATGCCCGACCCTTGATCAAGGTCTTGATAGCCGCGCTCAAGTCCGTCTGCTGGATATCGTAGTAGTACACCCCTGGCGTGATATCCGTGTCAACCGTCGTCGGTGTGAAGGACACCGCCCCATTCGGGCCATCCGTAATGGTTCCAGTCAGAGAGAACTGCTGAGTGGTCACATCGTCAGGGTTCTTCCGGGTGTCCACCGTCAGCTTGAAAGTGAAACCCGAGATGTCAACCGCTGCACCAGAGCTGTCCTGAATGATGAAGCCCTTGGCATCGCTGTCACCCCGACCCCAGCAGATGGTCTTGGCGTCAGCCCCCGTCTGGTCAATTACACAAGTCATCAGACATGCCCCTAATCAACCTGGATGGTGATGTCCGGCGCACTCTGCACCGTCACTACCGTCGCGCTCTCGATGGTCACATCCCCGGCCGCTTCCACCGTCACCGAATCAGGCAAAATGAAATTCTGGGAGGAGGCTGCAAAGTCAATGTTTGGGAGCCAGAGCAACATTTAGAACCTCTCCCTCATGGTGAGGATACCATGTACCGACACGTTAGTAGTGAGGGGCATGAAGCACAACACCAGAGTATCGGATACGCCAGCGATGGACGATCCGAGAGCCAAGGCAGACGGAACCTTCTTGAACGCGCTACTCCCCTGCTTCGATGGCAGGACATATCCACCGTCGATAATCTGCCCACCCGTCACGGTGTTTGCTGCAACCCCGATAGCCCGCTGGTATGGACTGTTCGTTACGTCAGAATACGTGAAAGTGTCTGCCACGACAGGGTTATGAATGAGCAACCACTCTCCAAGGGCGTTGGACCCTGCCGAGATAAGCATCTCGATATTCTCAACCTCAGTGGCCGCATCAAAATGAGTGGCCTTGAGACTAGCTCCCACGACAGCATAGACGGTGCCGATGACGCTCGCCGAAACTGCGGTCGTGCCCGACGAAAGAGGCTGGACCAATCCGCCCCCCTCGGCCCCGCCCTCAGCCATGACCGAAACACAGGTATGAACCAAAGACGAAACAGGGCTGGCCCCGTCACTGGTAATCTCATACCGGAGCGGCAAATTCGGCGTGGACATATATGGAACAGTAAGAACATTTTCACGAAGAAACTCATGCACGTATACGATCCGTCCAGCGATATAGATACCGAATCGAACCCGACCGTTACCAAGCCACTGGTAGTCGATCATGAGAACCTGCTTCTTGGACAAGTCCAAAGTGACGCCGGACGGCCCGGTTCCGTCCATCACATCCAGGTTCCAGCTCGCCTGGGGCACAGCATCGTCTACCGGACTGCCGGACGTGCTCGACCGGATCACCACGTTGAAAGTTGCACCCTCCTGGCTGAAAAACAAGCCGTCGTTGTCATCATAGAGGCCCATCCTGCGCGTAATCCCGGCCACCGCAGTTCCGAACTTTCCCGTCAGGATTGCCAACTGGCTCTTACCCGGCTGGTAATTGAACCGCTGGAAAGTCTGTCGCACCCGAGTACCGGCGGTGTTCAGTGAGGTGCTCATGGTAGTCGATGCGATAGCGGTACTGTGTGCAGAGCTGGTGCCCGCCCCATCCGTCTCCCGGTCATCCCAGAAAAGGGGGTTACTGTCCCAGAGCTGCTTGTTGTTGAAAAGGGTCGTAGGCTCCGACACCCTGAACCGGCCAAAGCCATCCACAGACTGACCGTCAGCCGGAGTGATAGGCAAGCCGGAACGGCTCGTGACCAGCGCGGGATCACCTGCTACGTCAGAGAACTCGGCCAATACCTTCTGATGATGCGCGACACCATCATCCTTGGTGGCAATAAGGGCACCGTCCGCCGCAGGATTGGTTACAATGTTATCAACCATCGTTAATCTCCCCGCGCGAGCATGATGTTCATGCTGGACCGGAGCAACTCCTCCAGCCACAAATCGGCTTCTGGGTATTCAGGAATGAGGAAGTCATTGACGAGGCTCGACTTGACACCAGTCGCACCCGCCGCGAGATTACGGCCAATGACCTGGGAGGTCGTCT